AAGNACCTATCGACAATCCTATTAAAGCTAAAGTTGAATCAGCTCTTATGTTTCATTTACAAGAGTTCTTGGACGAGTTTCCAGGTAAATGTATTCTTAAACTAACACCGCCAGAAGTACCCAACTTGTATCACAATCTCACAGTGTTTCCTAATGTAGAACGTGTTGTGTTCCTAAGTGGCGGATATACTACAGCAGAAGCATGTCGTAGGCTCGGACTTAATGACGATGTAACTGCTAGTTTTTCAAGAGCATTGAGTGAAGGCTTAACTTATAGCTTGACAGATGCAGAGTTTGATGCTAAAATAAAGAATAATATTAAACAAATTACTGAGGCTAGTTCATGAATACAATTTGGATTATTCCAATCGAACCTATTGATCAACGTTATACTAAACAATGGTATGACAACATTCCACTGACATTAAAAGCAACCATTGCAGTGCGTGGACTTGACTACTTTGTGCAGACTATTGACGGAGAAGACTTTAAACCAGATGTGAGAACTGATGGTGCCTTTCTTGACTTTGGTGCAACAAACGTATATAAAGCAACACAGGCGGCAGAAGTAAGTCGCATGTTTAGCAATGGTAAAGTTAAAGCTGGCGATAAATTTTTAGTAACAGATGCTTGGAACTTTATTATTACACCCATCAAATACATGAGCGACTTGCTGGATATACCAGTTGAGATACACAGTATTTGGCATGCAGGTGCATATGATCCTACAGATATACTTGGCTACAAAATGAGTAAGCCCTGGCCCTCACATGTTGAGAAGAGCTGGTATTACAGTAGTGATTACAATTATTATGCAACAAACTTCCACAAGGATATGTTTTTGCGTAACTTAGACATCCCACTAGAAGACCAAACAAGAGCAATACGTAGCGGACAGCCACATGAACTCATTGTTAAACATCTAGTAAAATATCAGAATACACCTAAAAAGCGGAGCGTTATGTGGCCGCACAGGTGGAATGATGATAAACAACCAGAGATTGCTTTAGCGTTAGCACAGGACTTTGACATGATCATTACACAAAAAATGAATCTTGACAAACAAGCGTACTATGCTACAATGGGAGAAAGTAGAGCAATATTTAGTTGTGCTTTGCATGAAAATCTAGGCATTAGTGTTATGGAAGCAGTACTTACTGGAGCCGTACCTATTGTACCAGATCGTGCTAGTTATAGTGAAATGTATTTGCCAGTATTTAAATATCCAACTGAATGGACATCTAGTATTGACCAATACAAAAAACATAAAGAAGATTTGGTTGCATTTATATCTGACAGAATGGATAATGCAGACAAATACACGGAGCAATTAAAACAGCAACAAGATATCTTAATCAAAGATTATTTAAATTGTGATGTAATGATTGAAAATATATTAAAATAAGGAACATAGTATAAATGAAGACTTCCGGATTAATTAAACAACGCCTTGAAGATAAAGGCATGAGATACTGGGCTGGTGATAATATCAGTGAAGTATTAGAAGAAGGTGACAAACAGCGGTTAATTGACGAACTTACAACTAAGTTTGAAGATGTACTTGACGGTTTAGTTATCGATCGTAACACAGATCCCAATAGTATGGATACTGGCAGACGTTTAGCAAAGATGTATATCAAAGAGCTAATGGCTGGACGTTACGATCCAATTCCAAGTGCCACAGCATTTCCTAATCAAGGCGATGACGGTTACAAAGGTATGTTGGTTGTGCGTAGTGAACTTAAAAGTGTTTGCTCACATCATCATCAGCCAGTAACTGGTATTGCGTATATAGGTATTATTGCGGCAGAGAAATTGATCGGGCTAAGTAAGTACACTCGTATAGCACAGTGGTGCGCTAGACGTGGTACACTGCAAGAAGAACTTGCAAACGATATTGCTCGTGAAATAATGAACGCAACAGGCAGTAAGAATGTTGGCGTTTATATCCAAGCAACACATGGCTGTTGCGAAAACAGAGGCATCATGGCTCATAGTAGTTTAACACAAACAACTGTATTGGAAGGCAGCTTCCATAATGATCCAGGATGTAAACAAGAGTTCTTTGACAACATTAAGTTGCAACAAGAATTCGCACCACGTTAATTAAAAACATAAGGAGGAACCGATGTTCTCAAGATTATTTAAAGATGTAGATCGTTCAATGTTAATGAAACTTGTACTACTACACGTTGCGGTGATTACAGTTAGTAATGCACTTGTGGCGATTCCAGTGGAAATCGCAGGTATTAAACTTACCTGGGCAGCTTTCACTTTCCCATTAGTTGTATTAGCAACTGACTTAACGGTACGAATGTTAGGTAAAAGCATTGCACGTTCAACAATTGTAGCGGCTTATCCGTTGGCAATTATTGGCAGTATTGCAGTTGTAATGCTAGAAGGCGCACCACAGAGTGTAGCTATGCGTATTGGACTAGCTAGTGCTACGGCATATGCTATTGGTACTATGCTTGATGTATATGTATTTCAATATTTACGTGAGAATTGGCGTCAGTGGTGGATTGCACCGGCTGTGTCAACGGTTGCGGCAAACGTTATCGACACATACACATTCTTCTGGGTAGCATTCAATAACTCAGCAGACGAGTATATGGCGGCTAACTGGATGGAAATTGCAGGATCACAAGTTGTGATTAAAATTGCAGTAGGCTTAATTATCTTCTTACCAGCATATGGTGTATTACTACGCTATATCAATGGTAAGTTATCCAATGATTAACCATTACTAAACAACCACGGCGGCGAGTGCATCAGTACTCGCCGTCATGCTCTTAATAAGAGCTTGACAATCAATATTACACGTGCTAATATATTAGCATAGATAAAATTAGCAGTAGAGAACCCAACAAATGGATACACCTAAAAAATATTATAATTGGGGAGATGTAGAAAGAGCAGCTCAATCAATTATTATGCAAATGTACAAAGACGAATGGCGACCAGATTATATTGTGGGACTTACACGTGGTGGATTACCACTGGCAGTCCTAATTAGTCACATGGCAAGTATTCGTATGGAAACACTTAAAGTAAAATTAAGAGACCTAGACGATAATGAAGATGGTTGCGAAAGTAACTGTTGGATGGCAGAAGATGCATTTGGTTACAATAAAGAACCAATGAATATTCTTATTGTAGACGACATTAATGATACTGGCGCCACATTTGACTGGATTACCAGAGACTGGCCTGCAGGATGTTTGCCTCAGGATCCTAAATGGGATAATGTATTTGGTAAAAATGTTCGATTTGCTGCGATGACAGAAAATCTTAGCAGTAACTTTGAACTAGTGAAATACCATTGGGACGAAGTTAACAAAGCAGAAGAGGACGTATGGTTAGTATACCCATACGAATAAAAAATGGCTGACATTCTTAAATTTGAGGCACGTGAAAAAGTATATCAACTTAGTTTTACCACTCCACCACAAATACGAATGAAAAAACAAAAGGGTTGTGATATTGCACTTGAGCTATCAAAAGACCCAAATGATCAATTAGGATACGGAACTGCTTGGGTTCCAGCAAAAACAAGAACACAAGCAAGACGTAAGCTAATGGATCTACTTAATGCAAACACAATAAAGTTCATGGAGAATTAAATGAGTAAATTTTTATACAGAGTTGATGGCGGTCGTTATGGCGGCGAATTAGCAATTGGTAAAGTAACAGCGGAATTTGTACGCTACTGGCAAGATAAAGATCAGGATGATTTAGTATCCCACATTGTTGGTATGGATTGGGAAGATAGTGAAGATGTTGATCCCAATAGTCCAGCCCCGTATGAAGATATGGATTACTGGAATAACTGGTATGAATGTGATGACTATGAACACGAAAATGGTTACTATGCTGACTGTAAATTTAGTGTACATGATGTTTCAGGCAATGACCCAGAAAGTGAAGAAGCGCAGGAATGGGACGAAGATGCTATTGATGTAGAACCTACATACTTAATGAGTAGAGAATGTTATGCAGATAAAGAAGAGCCAGAAGACTTAGAAGGCTATACTCCTGTATTGTGTTTCCACAGTGGTGAGAAAGGCGGCTTTGGACAATGGTTTATTGAAACAGACGAACCGTTTGATCCTAAAAAATTAGCATTCACACAAGTAGAAACAGATTTATGTGAACTGGTTGATGGCATGTACTATGATAAACAACATTTGGAAACTGTTTATGATCACATGGACTCAACTGGCAAAGGCTACTATGCATATGTGGGTTGGCTCAAAGACGAATGGTGGGATTCACAAGACAAGTATACTGAAGAAAACTGGAAAGATATATGGGCCGACTATGATGATAATTTGGAATGGGAAGCAAAGCAAGAAGTAGAAAACGACATTGCAGATTAATGGGTGTTGTAAAAATCCAGAATCCGCACATCATACAGAAATTGTAACTGTGCAAAAACACACATTTGAAGTGCTTATAGCATACTGTAAACATTGTGGTAGTCTTAAAAGTACTTCAAATGTCAAACAAATAAAAGGTAAATAATATTATGCATTATCAGGTTATATACACACCAAGAGTGATGGACGAAATAGTCGTTGCATCATTTCCAACATATAAAGAAGCTGACAAACATTTAGCTAAAATCAAAGCTCGTTCCAGTAAAGCATATGCACACCATTACATCCGAATGCATGATGCCGAGGTGCAGGAAGTTGAGTAATAAAGCAGAACAAAAACTAATACTAATCACCGACTTTATTGAACAGAAGCTACGCAAAGAACAAGAACTTGAATTTTATATAAAAGAACTTAATGAACTCAATCGTAAAATTGGATTCTTACGTGCTGAAGTTGATTTAACAAACACTATCATTGACATGATAAAACGAGAACAAGTTTATGATGTTGAAGAAAATATGATAGAAAACAATAGTGATAAACTCATAGGACCAGCGAGAGATGCAAAGTAGAGTAGAAAAGTTTAAAACAACACTGGATAACTTTTTTAAATGGGTCAAAGTAACAGAGCTAGTTGAACTTGAAGACATTGATGTTAGTGAAGATCCAGTAAGGCCTGAACTTGACGTAGAGTGGCGCACAAGTTATGGACGTAAAATATACGGTCTAAAATACGAAGACGAGATTGAGGGTATAATTTGTATTGCATACACTAATGATGTACCTTCAAGTGTTAAAGAGCTAGACTTAATGAGTCAGAACGCACACTTTAAAAAGGATGCTGACACAGCAATTGCCTATACAGTATGGAGTCGTAAACGTGGTGCTGGCAAAGAGATTATAGGTAAGGTTGGCGAAATGATGCGGCAAAATCCAGACATATCAAAACTAGTAACACTGTCACCTTTGACACCAATGGCTACACATTTTCATATACGTAATGGTGCCAAGCAAATTGGCATCAACAACACTACACAAAATTTTGAATACAAGGTATCAGAATGATTGTAGGATTTACTGCATCAGCGTTTGATTTATTACATGCAGGACATGTACAAATGTTGCGTGAAGCTAAAGAGCAGTGCGACTATCTTATGGTTGGACTACAAACTGATCCAACATTAGATAGAACTGATAAGAATCCTCCTGTGCAAACTATTGTGGAAAGATATACTCAGCTTAAAGGTATTGAGTATGTGGACGAAATTATACCATATGGTACTGAGCAAGATCTAGAAGATATCTTGACAATGTACCATATACATGTTAGAATAATTGGAGAAGAATATAGAGATGGCGAGTTTACTGGCAAGGATATATGCAACAGACTTGGAATAGATATATACTTCAATAAACGTAATCATAGATTTAGCACAAGCGATCTAAGAAAAAGGGTATGTGATTAATGTATAGGGTAACGGCTTGGTTCAAAGACCGTAAAGTATCACAAGAGTTTCATGACGTTAACGATGCAATAGAGTATCGTGATGATGTTGATGCTCACTATCCTACAAAGGTAATATTTAGAAAGGTAATATCAATGAGAGAATGGGTATATAATTGTTGGAACGTAGTAATGGATCATGAAAAGAATCCACTGAGTAGTATTCCAGACTTCAGCACACGACATATGATCATGCAGGTACTAGCATGGATGTGGTGTATTGTATTTGCTATCATCGTAGGTAGCATGTGGGCAGGAATTTTTAGTATGATGCTACACGCACTACTATTAGCCGCAATTGCAGTNACAGTAGCAACATTNGAAACAGCAAAACGTAAGCCGCAAGTTTTCGGCGGATATAATGGGCGTGGTGCTGGCGGAGAACACGAATGAGCAATCCAAACGAAGCAGGTGACAACAAAGGTGCTATACTAGCATTTTTAATTATTGCATTTATAATGATTGGTACGCCTGTTATTATAGGAACTACAATGGGTTGGTTTAACCTATTTGGTATACTAGGTCTATGAGCAAAAAGACGTGCGATGCGTTTTTCTGCACTAAACAAACGCCAACAAAGTATCGTTACTGCTATGATTGTGCCAAAAGCAAAGGCCTAATTGGCGGTACGAATTGGTTTGGTTGGATTGTATTGTTTATAATTTTATTAGGAATATTTGGATGAAATATACACAAACAGGAGAAAACAGTTGGACACTGGAAGTACAGGAAAACGGTAAGACCAAAGAACTGTTTTTAGAGTTTCCACCCGATGCACTCAATCAAGTTGGTTGGGACATTGGCGACACATTAATTTGGGAAGAACTTGATCATGGTGCATGGAGTGTACGAAAGAAAACTGATTGACTTTTGGTCTAAATACATGTATTATAAAGCAAATATAGAAGTAAAGGTAAGTTAATGAAACTAAGATATAGCGAAGCATTTTATAGTGTGCAAGGTGAGGGTAAATTTGTAGGAGTACCAAGTGTGTTCTTGCGTACTTTTGGTTGTAACTTCCGCTGTATGAATTTTGGCACAGATGAAAAAAGAGATCGTTGGCAACAACATGCTGATGGACAACGTTACAACGCAGAAGTAAAAGCGTTACTGGATGCCGGCGTACATGAAACAACTGAAAAGTTTGAAGACTTGCCTATTATACACACAGGATGTGATACATATGCAAGCATTTATCCAGAGTTTAAAGACTTTAATCGACTCGCAGAAGTTGAAGAAGTGGTTGAACACTTATTAAGTTTACTGCCAGAAGGCAAGTGGACAATGGACAATGGTCAGGACGTACATTTGATCCTGACTGGAGGCGAACCTTTGTTAGCGTGGCAACGGTTATACGTCGAACTATTTGAACACCCACGTATGCAGGATCTAAAAAATGTCACAATCGAAACCAACACTACACAGCATCTACACGATGACTTTTTCGACTATCTTAACAGCAACGACAGAATTACAGTCACTTTTAGTTGCTCACCAAAACTATCCGTTTCGGGCGAGTCTTGGGATGATGCTATCAAGCCTGATGTTGCTTATTGTTATTCCCTTGTTGATGGTAGTGACGTTTACTTTAAGTTCGTTGTTGCTACTCAAAGTGATTTTGATGAAGTTACTAGGGCTGTTCAGCAATACAGGGATGCCGGGTTGGAATGTCCAGTCTATCTTATGCCGTTGGGCGGACGTAGTGAAGAGTATACCCTCAATGTTAAAGAAGTCGCAGAAGCCTGCATGGAACGAGGATGGAGATTTACTCCAAGACTCCACATCAGCTTATTCGGAAATGCCTGGGGAACTTAAAGAGAACGAGAAATTGCGTAAAGCAATGCAGGCACCAATTGATCAAGATAAAATCCGCAAAGCCGGATGGTAAGGAAAAGTTAAAATATGCCGTATTATACAAATGCAGATTTATTTGAAGTTGGAGACTTTACAAGTCACGCAGGAAATAAACTAGCATGGAAGATTGAGTGCGATGCTATACGCCCAGAGTGGTGGGACGGATTAGCACGTATGATTATGGATTACCAAACAGAACCTTTTAGTAAGGTAGTTGGTATTCCACGTGGCGGAATGGCATTAGCACACGCTATGAAAAAATATGTAACACCAGGCGATCATCCTTGGATGGTTGTGGATGATGTATATACTACAGGTACAAGTTTTAGGGAATTCTGTACAGACAATCAAACAATGTTTGCATACAAGTGGTGTGCGTTTGCACGTAAGCCTATTGCTTATGAAGAGCCACATGACGTAAGAGCATTGTTTACTATGCCCCCGGAGGTAAAATGAAATTTATAAAAAAACAATTTGCTAAACTAAGACTCAAAGATCAAAAACTTGAGAAAGAATTGGCAAACATTGACGATGAACCTTGGGTCAAAGTTATCAATGTTTCAATGACTGATCCCAAAGATCCAAGTACTGGATTCTTTGAACTAGACTGGAACGATCAATTTGTTCAAAGTTTATATGATGCAGGATACAGTGGTCGCAATGGCGAAGAAGTAGTAGATCAATGGTTTAATGATTTATGTCGTGGAGTTATAAGCGATGAGTTCTCACAAGAAAACGAATAAAGATTTGTGGAGTATAAGCCATAGTTATAAACTGACACCACAAAGTCAGAAATATTTCTATGAATACGAGCAGAATTCATTTGACAAACTTGCCCATCATGCTGTACAATTAGAGATGGAACTGCTTGATGACATCGACATTTGGGTCGATTTAATGGATGGACAATATCCTGAAGCTATGCAATTAATAAACGAGATAAGGAACAAATGACTTATATACTAGTAGATACCGCAAATATGTTTTTTCGAGCCCGCCATGTTGTACGTAGCGGCGATAATGATATTAAAATTGGTATGGCATATCACATTATGTTTAGTGCCATTAACAAAGCATGGCGTGACTTTGGTGGTACCCATGTAGTATTTTGTTTAGAAGGTCGCAGCTGGCGCAAGGATCATTATATTCCATACAAAGCAAATCGTGCTGTTGCACGTGCCGCGGCGACAGAGCAAGAGCAAGAAGAAGATCGTATGTTCTGGGAAGCGTTTGATGACTTTAAAGACTTTATTGATCAGAAGACTAACTGCACAGTATTACAACATCAACAGTGTGAAGCAGATGACTTTATTGCCCGTTGGATACAGAATCATCCTGATGATGAACATGTTATTATTAGTAGTGACAGCGACTTTTATCAGTTATTGAGTGAAANAGTCACACAATATAATGGNATTAGTAACCAGCATATTAAGATTGATGGTATTGTAAACGACAAAGGTAAGCCTGTTATAGACAAGAAAACTAAAGAGCAGAAGCAAATTGGTGATCCTGAATACTTGTTGTTTGAGAAATGTGTACGTGGCGATACTAGCGATAACATCTTTAGTGCGTACCCTGGTGTGCGTAAAAAAGGCACCAAGAACAAGATTGGTATACAGGAAGCATTTGCAGACAAAGAGTCCAAAGGGTTTAACTGGAATAACTTTATGCTACAACGTTGGACAGATCATGAGGGTGTAGAACATCGTGTACTGGAAGACTATCAGCGTAATCGTGAATTGATTGACTTAACAGCACAACCGCAACCTATTAAAGATGCACTGGATGAAGTTATTACAACACAAGTTAACAAGACTCCAACTGGACAAGTTGGTATTAAGTTTATGAAGTTTTGTGGAAAGTATGATTTACAGAAGATNAGTGAGCATCCAACTGACCATGCAACTTACTTGAATGCAGGCTATGCGTAACTTTACAGCTAAAAATATTATTAAAGACAAGTTCTGGATTGTTGAGCTTAACGGAACCAATGTTGGTACAGTAAAGTTTAATGATTCAACTTATATCTATTTTAATAATGACACCAAAGAAACCATAGTTTATACTGAACAAGAGTTTGAAAATCAGTTTAAAACAGTAAATAGTACTACAACGAAAAGTGTCTTTACAGATGTATACGGATATACTACCAACTGTGAAGAGGTATTCAACGTAAGGACTGAGGAAAACACACCTGTTTATACAAAAACAAGTACAAGTAGCAATTATTTTGCGGCAGGTTATTATGCAATTTATTTTCCATCTATCAAATGGAGTTCGGCACACTGCCCNCGATTAAAAACTTTAAAATCGTATCCTTTTATTGGTCCTTTTAAGACAGAAGAAGATGTCAATTTGGCAATGAAAAGGAAACGATATGAAGAAACTACTAATAGCAATAGCAGTAATACTACTATTACCCAATAGTTTATTTGCACAGGAACCACCAAAATCAATACCTCTACCAATTATGATACAGTGTGGTCCAACTGATTTTACAATCAAACTACTGAAAGACAAATACAAAGAACATCCAATAGCACTGGGCGAAGGTCAGGTAATTACACCAGACGGAGATCCAGTACGAGGACAAATGTTGTTTTGGTATGGTGAAGAAAACAAAACTTTTAGTGTAACTATCTCATTTGGTAAAAATGATTTTATGTCATGTCTTATCATGAATGGCAATAATGTTAATGTGTTCTACAATCCAAATGCAGGTAAGGATCCCATGTAATCTCATGTAAACTACGTTGTTAATATAAATACATATAGACAACGTAGGAGATCACATGGCTAGACCAAAACCAACAATTATTCTAGAACACACTGACAGCAAGACTTATCGCAGTGAGCAAATTTTACATGCAGATGCAATTTATGCAGTGTTTTATCAGGATTCACCCATTAACTTACGGAGCCTTAACAGTTTAGTAAATTATCCTGGACCAAAGTACAAAAAGGTCAGCTTTAGCAATAGCGGGCATGCATTTAACTTAGCAGAACGTATGAACAAAATGTTCAAATGCAAAGACTTTACTGTAGTGAAACTAACTCAGGGCGAAGTAATTGACGAAGACGACATCGATCCATGATCAAATAGTAACCTACTTAACAGACAAGTACGGCAAGAATGTTGACATGCGTCCACGTGACTTGTTTTATAATACCACTGGTAAAGGACTACGCCTTACCAGACTTGGATATGAACTGTTAAAAAACGAATTCGACTGTTATCCACATCCAATCGAAAAAGAAATCAAAGTTAAAGTAAAACATATCCTTGCATTAGACGCAGAAATGCAATGGCCATATTATCTATCCAGTAAACAAATTGTATTATTCAGCGAGGATGACAGTGTCATTATGAAGCTCGTTGGAGGATATGAAAACTGGATTGCCAGCGTCTCCAGTTAAAAAATTTAAAAAACCACTTGACATTCCACCGTGTAACCACTATACTGTATAAGTAAAGCACAGGAGGATTGCCTAATGATGGAAATATGGTTACTAGCTACAGCATTGATTTTTACAATTGTTGGATACGGCATGGGAAAACGCACAGGTCTCGAACTTGGTGTTGACGGTACGTTATCAATGTTGGAAAAAGGACGCTATATCAAACTTACTACTCAATCCGATGGTGAAATAGTTATTGAAAAATCTGGAGAGTAGTAATGGTAAATTTTAAGTTAGAAGAACTAAGTCAAGAATTTGTACGTGGCCGTAAANAAGTAGCTGACCCACAGACTATTGCAACGGCAACCAAATGGTATCGCTCATTTACAGGTGGGCGTGGCAATGTAGGCACAGATGAAATTCTAGAACTTTATAAAATGTTAGAAAAAAGTGAAGAATTAAAGCAAAAAGTAGTTGACAAGCAAGACGTCTTACTGTAAACTACAAGTATAAGTTAAACAAAAGGAGCCCATATCATGGCAATGACAGAAACACAAAGTCGCACAGTACGTTTAAGTGAAGCCCGCAAGTATGTTAAGCATCATGCTAAAAAGAAACGTCCTATGATGATTTGGGGTCCTCCAGGAATTGGTAAATCGGATCTGATTGCCGGCGTTTGTAATGAATATGCAAACAGTCTGCTTATTGATGTACGTTTGCCGCTTTGGGAACCTACAGATATCAAAGGTATTCCATACTACAGTGCAAATGACAACACTATGAAATGGGCGCCGCCCACAGAACTTCCTAGTGAAGAACTTGCCGCACAATATGATACTATCTTTTTGTTCTTGGACGAGCTTAATGGTGGAGCACCTGCTGTACAAGCGGCTGCATATCAGCTTATCCTTAACCGCAAGGTTGGTACATACAAACTGCCAGACAATGTTGTAATTGTTGCCGCAGGTAACCGTGAGACTGACAAGGGTGTTACATATCGTATGCCCAAGCCACTTGCTAACCGTTTTGTACACTATGAAATCCGTGTTGACTTTGAAGATTGGTTGACTTGGGCTACTAACAATGACATCAGTCCTGATGTTGTGGGTTACTTAACGTTTGCAAAGTCAGACTTGTATAACTTTGATCCATCCAGCAATGAGCGTTCGTTTGCTACACCACGTAGTTGGGCGTTTGTTAGTGAATTGTTGGACGATGTTGAAGACTTTACTGACGAAGAAATTACTGACATGGTGTCAGGTGCAATTGGCGAAGGTACTGCGCTCAAGTTTAAAGCACACCGTGCTGTTGCCAGCAAGTTGCCTAACCCAACATTGATCCTTACTGGCGAAGTTACTACGCTAAAAACAAAAGAGATCAGCGCAATGTACTCACTAAGCACTAGTATGGCATATGAGCTTAAAGCAGTGTATGACCAAATTGGTCGTGATGTTACCAAAGAAGAATTTGATGGCATGCTGGACAATGTACTGGGCTTTATGATGAA